CTGTTAATATGAAAAACGGATTATACGCTAATATTAATGCCAAGCGTGATAGAATTGCGGCTGGCAGCAAAGAAAAAATGAGAAAGCCTGGCAGCAAAGGTGCTCCCACAGCCAAGGCATTTACAGAATCGGCTAAAACAGCCAAACCAGTTAAAAGGAAAACAAAATGAAACACGATAACAATATGGACTTCGACGGAATGAAGGGTGACGGTGTAAATCGTGGCTCTAATAAATTCAGTGGTAATATGAACCGCACTGGCAATCCAGACGCACTAATCAACAAAGGTCAGGGTCCCAGAGGTGGTGGAACTGCTATGCCCAGCGTAGGCAAAGAAATGTTTATGGGTTCAAGCAATCCACAAAAACGCCAAGCAGTCAGTGATGGACAAACAAAATCTATGCCTGCTATTGGCAAAGAAAAGTTTGACTTTGCCCGTGGTCCAACTAAAGGAAATATGTAATGTTTAAACCAACAAGTAAATCAATCAACCAAAAGCGTGGTCCTCAAACTGGCAACGCAGGCAACGCTGAAAAGCGTAGTGCTTTTTTAGAATCCAAATCTGCCAGTGGCAGTGAAAAGAGTGTGTTAGCCGATATGGTGACCAGTGCTTTAGAAATGCGTGGCAGAGGTGTGACACCTTCCATTGATCCAGCATTAGAAGGTCTTGCCAGAAAACTACCACAGGGTCCTAAAAAGAACTCAACTGCTGATGGCAGCAAACTACCAGCAAAATACAAAAAGCCTACCACAAAAGGTTAAAGTAGTATAAATAACAGAGCAGTCCAAGACTGCTCTTTTAATTGTATAGTTATGAAAGGAAAAGCAATGATAACAAGCAATCAAGAAAGTCCCTGGGGCGACAAACCCCAAGAACCAGTAGTAGATACTACTAAAGCAAAAAAAGCAGTAGCCCCTAAAGCAATCACTAACGCTGAATATGATTTAGAAGGCTTGATGACAGACTTCCCCACAGCCAAAGAATTAGAACGATTTGTTTTTGACGAAACAGGCATCGTGCTAAACTTAAAAGGCAGAGCAAACAAACTCAAGTATCAGGTAGCAATGGACACACTAAATGGTGTGGATATTGAAGATAAATTTAAAGGCGATAACAATCCTTATATTGATAAAGCAGAACTGATACCTGAAGAACCTCTCAAAGAAGTTCCAGACAGAGATCCAAATTTACCTGACCGTAGTCAAGTTCAAAACTTGTTCTTTAGTCCTATTGTCCCACATCCTGATGATGAAAGCCGAGCAATGGATAAAAAATGTCATATGTTGTTTCGTAAGTATAGAAACGGTATGATTAGTTATGAAGTTCTTGGTCCTTTAAGTCGTAAGCCGTTTGGCGAAAAGATTGACAAGTTTGGTAGAACACGCCCTGAAATTATTAAATGGGTAGATCCACGCACAGGCGAACAAACTATTGTGCGTGAAGATGGCACATTGACAGCACAGGGCAAACGACTACGTGGTATGATGCTGACATTTAAAGTCAATAAGTCAAACCAATGGGATGTTTGGATTGACAGAGAATTTATTAGTTTAGATGATTCTGTTAAAAACAATCCTTGGGACTTGACAAAATGACCAGCCGTGACACGGAAATAAAGTCAGCACAAGACGCTGCCAGATACAATGACACACTTATCTTACAAAAGGTAAATGCCAGTCATCGTATAGCATTTTCCGACAAGTATCCAAATCAGGTTGAGCACATCCTTCGTTTAATCACGGAGCGACTACAACTTGGTTTGACTAAACTTGAAGGCACTGACTTACAACAACCTGACACTTGGATTTTAAGTTGTGAAGAAATAGAACATTTAGCAAATGCGATGTTCTATGTTCATCAAATTAGACAAGATATGAAGGCAGTATAATGTTAGGTCAAGATGTATTGATGGCAAGAGCACTACGCTTCAGCGTGGATAAACACGGTCTTACCACTGACGCATTAAAAAATATACCAGATTCATTACAAAGCCAACTAATGGATTTGGCTATTACCGTGGCAGAAGATATGAAGTTTAATGGTTTAAAATACTTTAGACCTTTTGAACATCAACTTAAATTCTTTGCCACAGGCAAACATCAACGCAGAGGAATATTGGCTGCCAATCGTATTGGTAAAACCGTATCTACTTGTTTTGAAACAGCCTGTCATTTAACTGGGTTATACCCTGATTGGTGGAACGGACACAAATTCACAGCACCCATAACTTGTATGGTGGCTGGCGAAGGTTGGAGTCAGGTAGCGTTAGTGCTACAGAATGAATTGTTAGGAAGCCAAGATGTTAAAATTACTGAAAACCTGGGAACTGGTGCTATACCCCGTAATTGTATTATTGTTAATACTATGCGAAATGATGGTGCCAATTGTATCGGTGTGGAGGTTCGTCACACTTCTGGGGCTAATAGTTATCTTTTATTCGCAAATTATACTCAGGAGGTTCGTCAATTACAAGGTTTTAAACTCAATATGGCTGTGTTCGATGAACAACCGCCTGATGATTTCTTCAGTGAGATTGTCACTCGAACAGCAACTACGCAAGGAAAGATTCTATGCTCATTCACGCCACTCAAAGGACTCAACGGACTTGTCAGTAAATTTTGGAACAAAGAAGAAGGCTACAACTACATCAGGGTAAGTTGGGATGATTGTCCTGAATATGATCCCTGGGGTCAGCCATTTTTATTAAAAGAAACCAGAAGACAACTTGAGCGTGATTATTTGCCACACGAGCGAGAAGCCCGTATCGCAGGTAAGCCTGTAATGGGTAAAGGTGCTGTATTCCAGTTAGGTGATTGGGCAGCAGTGACATACAAAACTGGTGAAGTAGATTTTAACAGGATGCCGAACATACAACGTGTTATCGCACTTGACCTTGGTTTAGTAAATGACAAAACCGTTATATCATTGATGTATTGGGAACCGAACGAGAAGATGGCATACTTACACAGACAGATTGTTATACAAGGCATAGAAGAAGCCGTGCCTACTCAATATGTCAATCACTTGCTACGACCTGAAGTATTTGGCACACCAATCGTATTACCAGCAGACGCAAGCACCAAAGGCAGATACACTATGAGCAGTAGCAGTATCCGTGAGTTGTTTGAAAGTTATGGGCTGAATGTTTATGAACAGGCTATTATGAATCCACCAGATCAGTATGGCAAACAGAATAACCACAAAAGTTATGGCATCAACCAAATGAGACAGATGTTTGAAATGGGCACTTTTTTTGTAAATGAAAATTGTAGCAACTTTTTAACAGAAGCACAGAACTACTTTGTTGATGAAAAAGGAAGATTCAGTGATCCTGATGATTGTATAGATAGTTGTCGTTATGCTATTATGGCTGTGCTACAAGGCATCGCAGAACCATTTGATGGTATGAGTAGCCAGCAGAGAATGAGAGCACAACGTGATAGATATGTTAAATATGATGATAGTCAAAAACCAAGTTGGAAGAAGACTTACACCGCAGAATAAGGAATTGAAATGAAGATTTTTATTAGCATAGCGAGTTATAGGGACCCGCTGTTAGCAAACACCGTGAAAGATGCCTACGATAACGCACACAACAAAGATAATTTAGTATTTGGAATTGTAGATCAAAGTTATGGAATGGAAACATTTGACCCAGGTTATTTTGAGTTTAGAAAACAAATCAGGTATGTCAGGATAGAACCACATTTAAGCCGTGGTGCTTGTTGGGCAAGACACCTTGCTCAAACATTGTATAACGAAGAAACTTACTATTTTCAAATAGATAGTCACACTATATTTGACAAAGACTGGGATTTATATTTTATCAATCAATCCAGACATTTAGAACAATATCACGCTAATCCAGTGATTACAAGTTATCCATATCCGTTTGATATTATAGATGGAGATTTAACCAACTTAAAAAAGGGACAGACTACCACAGATTGTATGATGCTGGCTGTAAATGAAGAACACACATTTAAGAATGCCCAAGAACAACACGCAAGTATTCGTGGAACTTTTGTTAAAAAGCAAGAACCCAGTCACGGATTTTTAGTGGCAGGAGGTTGTTTGTTTGGACCTGGACATTTAGTAGAACGAGTGCCGTATGATCCGCATATCTATTTTAGTGGTGAAGAATGTAGTTATGCTTTGCGATTATGGACACACGGCTATAATATATTCCATCCTTGTAATATGCCAGTGTATCATCAGTATGTTGGTAAGTATAGAAACAAGGCTTGGGCAGATAAAATGATAGAGCCACACGCACAGACTAAATGGCACGAATACAGCACAGCAGGTAAAAGCCGTAGTTGGCGAGTGACCACAGGCAAAGAACTTGGTATATATGGATTAGGCAATAAACGCTCACTTAAACAATATATTGATTTTTGCGGGTTAGATTACATCAACCAAAAATACACTGACAAGAAAGTCAGCGAATTAAATTACAAGGAATCAGTATGAAATACACCAGAGGAAATGTCAGCACAGACAGAGAATTTGTGCGTCCGACTATACCCAGCATTGTTGCTTGGTATGATGAAATAAAGTTAGAAGCAGAACGCAGTGGCTATAAAGCACATTTAACTGGCAGAAGTTTAACTGACATCAATAACACTATGGATGTTGATGTTGTATTCACAGGCAAAATGAACGCAGATACTTTAGAACATTTATTGACTTCCAGCGTAGTCACAGGCTTTAGGCATAAATTAGTCATAGATGCTCGTTGGCAAAATGTCATTGACACAGCAGAATTTAAAGATGGTAAGATTACAATATTACCCACTGAGTTCGTATTTTTAAACTACCACGAACACGATAATGGACAAGGTCGTAGAGTTATCAACGACTATCGATTAAATCCTGCTTTTACAAAAATCACAGATAATTTGGTAGCCAGCACATATCAGCGTGTCAGTAAAAAACTTAAACCACATTTAGAACAATATATAATGAAACACGGCAAACTTGCCTACTTACCTTTGGGAGCCGCAGAATGATCACAGATAGAGAAGATTACAAATTAGACATAACACTACGAAAACACGGCAAAGATCAATATGTAATAAAGATTAAAAAGTATGTGCCAGAATTAGGTTGGCGTGAATTCTTTTTTATGGTGTCGCCTGAAGAACTTGACAAGATACGCACGGCATTAGAAAACGCTAAATAATAGAATAAACTAAAGGTAATTACCACATATGTTAGACATAAAAAACGCCATCATCACAGAGATCAACCAAAATAGGAAACAGAACGCTAACTTCGTGCGTCTAAAAAATCTGTTGGATATTAAAATGGCTGCCTACTTACGCTACTTGGCTACCAAGAACGCTGTAAATAGAAGTGCCGACTATCACTATCTGTGCTTGGCAGTGACAAACTCAACTGCTCCTGTGAATGGTATTGACTATATTCACCCCACCGTTAAACCAGTTGTAGATTACACCACAGCCGTTATTGCCAAAGGGTTGATGCCTGGAGGCGAAATCAATTTTGAATTCGTAGCAGATGGTGAAGATGATGAAGCAGCCGCAAGACAAGCCACTGATATGGTGTCAAAAGTAATCAACCAAATGAACGATCCGCACTTTATTTTAGAGCGTTGGATTATGGATGCTAACTTACACAAAAACGGTATGATGATGATTAAACCTATCAGGGAGCAAATTGTCCGTTATGTTGAATCACAGGGAACCAACGACCAACTACGAGCATTTGAACAACAAGCCAGTGAATCAGGACTAACCGCATTACGACAAAGCAAACGACAAGTTAGTATTGATATGGAAAAGGCTATGGCTGAAATCCAACAAAATCTTGGACCTGAACGAGCAGCCTTGGGCAAAGACTTTTTAGAAGGTGCTATGGCTGGATTTGACAGCAGTGAAGATTTGATGGTAGAAGAAGATTTACAAACTATCAGTGTTGATGCTGAAAAATCAGTGTTAGATGACGCTGTAAGTAGAAAC